AAGCCTATTGGTACGGCCACCAGCATTACGCCAGTGGACAACGGGCTAGAAATCGAAGCTAAGATTAGTAAGGCTGATCCGTACATTGCTAAGCTAATCGACGACGGAATACTCTCTACCTTCTCTGTAGGGTTTAGAGTAAAAAGAGCAGACGTTAACAAGGAAACTGGTGGTCTGTATATCAAAGAAGCAGAACTATATGAAATTTCTGTAGTCTCTGTGCCTGCTAATCAAGCGGCTAAGTTTGAAGTCGTTAAGTGTTTTAGTCCTGTAGAATTTGAGTCCTACAAAAAAGGGCTAACTATGCCTACTATTGGCAATAAGGTGGCAAACACCGCGAAAGGAAAGTTTGAAATGGATGAAAAAGAAATGAAAGATCTTATCGCTAAGCAAACTTCAGCAGCCGTAAAAATGGCCCTAGCTGAAAAAGAAGCTGCCGATAAGAAAGCTGCTGCTGAAGCGGCTCAAAAGCAAGCCGCTGAAGAAGCAGTACGTAACGCTGCTGTTGAAGCAGGCATGTCTGGTGCAGAGCGTCTTCTTGACGAAGTTAAGAAGTCTTTTGACGAAGGCCGTGCAGACACCATGAGAGAAATTGAAGAGCTTAAGAAAGCCCTTCACGACCGTTCTGAAGAGGTTGCTGCTCTTCAGAAGTCTAAGCGTCAGTTCCTTGCTCAAGGTTCTAAGAACTGGAAAGAGGCTCATGAGTCCGATATCCGTGACGCTTATGTCCTAGGTGCTATTACCCAGAAGGGTTTTAACACTCAGTTTGGTAACGAAGTTATCGAAAAAGTTAACGACGATTCTGGTGTTGAAATGCCAGCCGCCGCTAGCACCGTTGTTTTTGAATCTATCGCCTCTACCGCTATTGAGCGCGACATTCAAAACCAGCTAGTACTTGCTCCTCTCTTCCGTGAGATTGCAATGTCTTCTGCTTCTATGATCATGCCGATCATGCCAGACGCAGGCTATGCAGAGTTCACCACCAACGCAGGTGCAACTCAAACTGCTGGCAAAGGTAATATCGAAGCCCGTGGCGACGCCATTGGTGCTAACTCTGGTATTGACCTAACTCAGAAAGTACTTACCACACACAAGCTACTTTCTGTTACCTTCCTAGCCAACGACACTGAAGAGGATGCAATTCTTCCCCTTCTACCGCTTCTAAACGAATCTCTAGTTCGTTCTCATGCCCGTGCTGTTGAGCACGCCATGATTGTTGGCGGAAGTGCCGATGCAACCAACACTGGTGGATTCAATGGCCTAATTAAGCGCGCCGTTGATATCGAGGCTCAGGCCATTACTGGTGTTAGCGGAACCGAGCGGAGCACGACTGCTTTTGCAACCGACGCTCTTACCACGGACAACCTACTCCAGCTTCGTAAGAACCTCGGCAAGTATGGTGTACGTCCTCAGGAAGTTGTATACCTCGTTAGCCAGCGTGCTTACTTCGAGCTTCTCGAAGACGCAGAATTTGCTGATGCTAACCTAGTTACGCCAACCATTGCTACCAAGCTAGTTGGTGAAATTGGTTCCGTATACGGCTCTCGCGTTATGCTCGTAGACGAGTTTGCAGTTCCTGCTGTTGACAAGTTCTACGCTGCTGCAATTCACCCACGGAGCTTTGTTGTTCCGCGTCTACGTGGTGCTACGCTGGAATCCCAGTATGTACCTCGTCTGCAGCATCGCGAGCTTATCGCAACTCAGCGTCTTGGCTTTGACCAGATTATTCCTGTTAGCGCCGCTAACCCGAATACTCCGATCTCTGCACGTCAGTACGCTGCTGCTTAATTTACCTGGTGGGTGCCCTTCGGGGCACCCCCTACCCCTTAAAGGATAGACATGGCTGATTTAGTTACAATTAACGCATATAAAGCATTTCGTGGTATCACCGGAACCACCGATGACACTAGACTTAATGTTATTGTTCCGTCTGTGTCTAACCTAGTCAAAAACTATTGTAGCCGTAGTTTTATTGACTATTATGCTTCTGACAAGGTGCAAACCTTTAGCATCAAATGGCCTCAAAATGTAGTGTTTCTTAGCGAGATTCCTCTTGTATCTATTACTAGTGTCAAAGAGTTTGAGTCCGAAACAGAAGGAGCAGCCTACATAACACTTACATCAGATCAATATCGGTATGATTCAAACTTAGACGCAGTTTATCGTATCGACTCAGGATATCGTAAAGATTTTCCACAAGGCATTAATAGTGTAGAAGTAACCTATAAGGGCGGCTACAGCTCTCTTCCAGAAGATTTGAAGCTGGCCGTTATTGACCTTATTACTTACTACCTAAAAGAAGAACATAAACCAGAGAAAAATCATACTAGCTTTACTATTCGTAACGTAAATGCCGAACCTGATTTTCCAGATCACATCAAGCGTGTGCTAGACCTTTATAGAGATGGCTAAAAATCCACCACCTATTACAATCCAGCAAAAAGAAGCAGCAAATTTAGCTGTAGCTTTAGCTCTTGGGCAGAAAGACCCTAACTATGTCAGGCAGCGGCCTAACACAATGTTAACTCCTATAATAGAGCAGTGGAAAAATCAGTACAAAAGAACAACTCCAAATCTAGTTCCTACCATTGATGGTAAGGTAGTAAGTATTACAGAATATGAAAATTTCATACGAGATAATTTACACGACCTACACCAAATCTATACTAGAGTAGTTTTACAAGAGCGGTCAGGTCCAGGTTCAGTTAAGTGGGATGATATATCTGCTGCACATACAAAAGCAGGTGCAGGTGCAGGAAATGTAAGTCCTTTTGAAACTATTGTTAATGATGCAAAATATGCAAAAGATCCTAGAAAGACTATATTTACAGGCACCCCTCCTACCGGAAACTTGGCACAGTGGTGTGTAGACGAGTTAAAAAAGTACTATAAAAGAAAAAACTTTGGGGTTACAGATGGAGGACCTGTTAGTTTTTTGGTAATCTATGAGCCTGGTGGCTCGGAACCATCAGTAGCATATGAAGCCCAAGGCCAATTTCTAGAAAAAAGAGAGGACGGATCTTTTGCTGCTAGAGGTCGAACTAGTATCACTAATGATCCGGATAGCTTTTATCCTCATGACAAAAGCGGAAGTATTTTTACTCCTAAAGGCCCCTATAAAGACGATAGTGTGAATGCAGGAATTGCGCTAGATATCGAACATATCTTAGAGTCTGTTGCTGTCGGACAAATAAAGGAAATCAAAAGAAACCTAGAGCAAACTCTTAGAGAACTACAAGGTAGACAAGGTAGAACAAAAAATCCGGAAAAGCTTAAAGTAATAAATGATGCTATAAGAAATGTAAGTGACCAAATAGCAGTTGTTGAGAAAAATAAACAACTAGCCGAAAAAGTAGGCAGACTTGTTTCTCTAGAAAAACTACCTCCAAGTGTAAAAAGAGATGATCTTCTTAAACTTGTAGATTCTTTGCCTTCTGTAGATGGTTTTAAGGGAATTTATGGAGTTTACTATAAGGAAGTAACAGGAACTATAGAAGCAAGAAATCTAACTCTTAACCATAGTTTAGAAATTCCTTTTATTCCTGGTCTTAGTAAATTTAACCGAGGACTTGCTTCAGCCGTCGAAAAACTAGCTCTTAATAATGCTCTTTCTGCTGCTGGTGAAATTGCTTCTACCCCCGCACTTGCACAGGTGCTTATTGCTGGCTTAGCCGTATCTCTTGATGATCCTACACTGTTAAAAGAAATTAAAAAGAGTAGAAAGGGAAAGAAAAAAGTTGGCGATACGTTTTTACCTGTAGCTAAAGAGGCCAAAGTTAAAAAGCCTAAGAAAGCTAAAAAAGGTAAGGTAAAAGCTCAACAGACTAAAAAAGGACCTACATATGCTGGTCTTGCCGCCGCTGCCCTTGCAGCACCTCAAATGACTGTACCTATGGTAGCGCAGTTAAATCTTATGCTTAAAGAAGCAGTAATTGATGAAATGTATACTCCTAGGCTAGTAAATAGAACAGGGCAATTTGCTGCAAGTGCTAGAATCATGGGAGTAACCCCAGCAGGAGCATTAGCTTATACCTATAGAAAAAGTCCTTATAGAGTTTTTTCTACATCTGAAGGCAGTTCCCCATGGAATAGCAGACGAGAAAGAGATCCAGGTTTTATTATTAGTCAAGCTATTAATAGTGTAACTAAAGAAAAGTTCGGTAGAGTTTTTAGAACGGAGTTAAAATGACAGCTAGAACTTATTCAACAAGGCGATATGCTATAGTAAATGCTATTGTAGAAAAGCTAAAAGAAATAAATGGTAGAAGCCCTTATGTTTCTAATATTAATCAAAATGTTTTTAATAAACTAAAATTCTATGATGAAGTAGCTAACTTTCCCTGTATTTGTGTTACTGCTTCGACAGAGACTAGAGAGTATCAAGCAGGTGGGTATAGAGACAGATTTCTTGAAGTTCGCTTGATGGTTTTTATACACGAAGATAACCCTTTAGAAGTTTGTGAAGCAATTTTAGAAGACGTAGAAACAATTATAGAAAATAATGGTAGACTTGCGTATGAGGATCGAACAGGAGCTACGCAATATACTCACGATATAACGGTCCTTTCGATAAGTACAGACGAAGGAACGTTAGACCCCATCTCTATCGGAGAGATGACCTTAAGGGTCCATTACTAGGAAACTAGTTATAAGGAGACACAATGTCTATTCTTTTGAAACGCGATACAAAAGTATACCTTGAGAAAACTGGTACTCCGTCAGCCATCTGGGAAATCCCAGTTCTGGACGGATTTTCGTTTACTCAGGGTAATACGACGACAGAAGTAACAATGAACGAGATGGAATCAAGTGCAGGAGTAAGCAGACGCGGACGTCGTATGTTTAATGACGCTCTTGATCCGGCAGAATGGTCTTTTAGCACCTATATTCGTCCATTTGTTTCTGGAGGTGCAGGTGCATACACAAGCACGCATAT